GTCTGAGATACCGGCGTCTTTGATCGACGATCCCAAGTTCAGGGCATCCGCACCCGAAAATGTGTGGTCGACGCAGAGTATTGAGCCTGGAGTCAAGGCTCGTGACCATTTAGGTCGCGTATCATACAGCACCGCTAGTGAAGATCTGGAACCATTGGTGAAGAATAACATATATCGTGGTAATGTGTATCACGGGGAGAGACACATTGGCACTATCCAGGGCGTTGTCATTGACAACAGTTGTTTTGTTGTAGCTTCACACTACCTTGATGCATTCGATAGGGTAATCGCACACGACCCAGATCCATTAAAGGTGATCCAAGCGAAACTTATGAGTGCATCAGGCAAACATCGATTCGAAGCCAACCTCCAGCACAGGGATGGTTTCAGAATCAAAAATAAAGACTTGGCCATTTTGCACATACCCTCATTTGGGAGTAGGTCCCGCCTCGCCAAACACCTTCCGATTTCGGACGGTAATGTACCCACATCTGGTGTGCGGTTAGCTATTGACAGCGATAACAAATTCTCTAGAACTCCAATGGCCACCACTGGTGTTGAAAATGTTTCAGTCAGTGCCGCATTAAGTTACAAGGGCGTGCACTACAGGGGGGGGACAGAACACCACGCCGGACTGTGTGGTGCCCCACTCATTCAAGTGAGCAAATCTGGAGCCCACATTGTGGGTTTCCATACTGCTGGAAGTGTTACTGATCCATATGCCGCGATTGCGTGTTGCTTGACCCAAGGTGAGTTCCAGTTGGCCCTGGCCCATTTTTCATCCTCCGATCCCACGTATGTTCCCCCCCACAATGAGGGTGGAATCAATTTGGTTGCGGAGCACGGGAAAGTGCGCGATGCACCACCACATTCCAAAAGCCCACTTGGCTACATTGGAGAGAGTCATTTTGAGTTGCGCGGTGTCACTGACAGCTTGGCAACTGCCAACACGGCATTCCAGCGTTCACCACTCAGTCCATTAATGCAAGAGATATGCGGTTCTGATGGTGGTTCATACTACTTTGCACACTTCCGGCCTAGGTGGTTCGGCCCCCAGAAGACTGCCCAGGCTATGGCTAAACCTGGTGGTGCATTCCCAACGTCGATTTTGAAGCAGGCTTCGAACGATTATGTACTCCCTCTTTTGGACAGACTCAAGGGTAGTCATGCTGCCCCCACAGGACCACTCACTGACTTCCAAATCGTGAATGGAAGTGGGAAAAAGTACGAAGAACCTTTGAATAGGAATACCAGTGTTGGTTTTCCATTCGCCGGTAAGAAGCATGAACACATGTCTAAGCTCCCACCAGAAGATATTCCTCCTGAGCATTCGGGTGATGCCTGGAAATACAGTGATGATGTGATGGACCATTTCCACGAAGTCGATGCCTGTCTCAGGGCTAGGCAGAGGGTCCATTTTCTCACCAAGGCAGTTTGTAAAGATGAAGTACACACCAAACCGGAGAAATGTAGAATCATATATGTGGGCTCAACAGGTATGACTATGATTGGCCGGAAGTATTTCCTGCCACTCGGCAGATTTCTACAATACAACACCACCCAAAGTGAATGTTGTGTTGGCCTCAACTGCTTCGGCCCAGAAGCAGAGGCTATATATCAACACATGAAGAAGTTCGGTGCCGACAGGATCATCGCCGGAGATTTCTCAAAGTATGATGCCAAACTTCCATCTTCGGTCATTCGAGCATCTTTGAATGTGCTCATAACACTTGCCAAGAATTGTCCCGGTTATTCTCCAGATGATATTGCAGCCATGGAAACGTTTCTTCTTGAGATGACCAACGCCACCATTGACTATTTTGGTGATGTGTTTGACCTTACTTCTGGTGTGGGTATATCCGGTCACACTCTGACAGCATTCTTGAATGGTATTGGAAATTCCCTTCTCCTACGATGTGTCTACTTCACTGTTAGGCCCGCAAGTTGTACTAGAACATTTCAGGAGAATGTGGCACTCTTGACTTATGGTGATGACAATGAAGGGTCTGTTTCCCCTGAATGTGACTATTTTGACATGAAAGTCATAAGTCGCGTGTTGGCGACTCGTGGTATCACATACACCACTCCAAACAAGCAGAACATAGACTCCCCATTCTTTCCATTTGAAGAAGCCGACTTTTTGAAACGAAATTTTACGCGCGACCACGAATTGGGTGTACATGTGGGTGCCTTGGATCCTGTTTCCATCTTCAAGCCTCTTCATATGATCAATTTCAACCCTGATGCGTTTTCTAC